AGAAGTCCGGGCGAACGAAGCTGCCACCGATACGCACCGGTACGAGGCCGACCGGCTCGAGGAACTCTCCGAAGCCTGCCTTGCCGGCGCGATCTCCGAATACCTGCGCGCGGTCTCCGTGGCGATGACTGTGCGGGAGATGGGAAAGCTGTGACGGCGAGGTCGAAGTCTGGTAACAGACAAGGAACAGAGAAGAGGGCGGCACCGAGCACGGCTTTCAAGCCGGGGCAAAGCGGAAACCCCAGCGGTCGTCCGAAGAAAACCCCCGAAGAGTTCGCGCTGGAAGCGGCATGCGAGGAAAGCGCTCCGGAGGCGCTGAATACCGTCCTTTCGATCATGAGAACGGGCCAGAGCGACAAGGTTCGACTGCAGGCGGCGGTGTTCGTCATTGAGCGCCGCTACGGCAAGGCCGTGACGAAGGTGGAGGATGTGACGGATCCGCTGCGCAAGGCAATCGGGAACATGCCGGCCAGCAAGGCTCAGGAGTTGCTGGACGCGCTGGACAAGGTTGAATCCATCCGAAAAGGCGCTCGTGTTTCCTGAAGTCCTGGCAGAAGCCGATCCGCTCGTCATCGACCGGCTGCGCGGCGCGCTCGAGGGGCACATCGCCACCAGACGACTTGAGTTGTACCAGCCGTACCCGAAGCAGCGTGAATTCCATCGCGCCGGGGCTGATCCGAAGGTGAGGGAGCGGCTACTGAAGGCCGGCAACCAACTGGGCAAGACCTGGTCGGCGGGCTTCGAGACGGCAATGCACTTGACCGGCCGCTACCCGAACTGGTGGGACGGCGCCGTGTTCGACTACGGCATTGCCGCTTGGGCTGCTGGAGTGACTGGCGAAGTGACTCGAGACTCCGTGCAGCGCGTGCTGTGCGGGCGCATCAACGCCATCGGAACTGGAGCGATACCGGCCGACGCCATCAAGGACAAGGCGATGAAGCGAGGCGTGGCCGACGCGATCGACACCCTCGTGGTGCGTCATGGCGGCGGTGGAGACGTCCAAGCCCGCGAAAGCGTGCTGGGCTTCAAGAGCTACGACCAAGGCCGGGAGAAGTTCCAAGCCGAGACACTGGATTTCGTTTGGCTGGACGAAGAGCCGGACATCGATATCTACACCGAGGCCCTGACGCGCACCAACGCGACGGACGGCATTCTGGCGATGACCTTTACTCCGCTCAAAGGTATGAGCGACGTGGTCAGGCGCTTCCTGATCGAGAAGGTGGCGGGAACGCACGTCACCACCATGACCGTCTACGACGCGCTGCACTACACCGACGAGCAGCGCAAGGCGATCATAGCGAGCTATCCGGCGCACGAGCGCGACGCCCGCGCCAAGGGCATCCCGACGATGGGGTCCGGCCTGATCTTCCCGGTGGCTGAGGAATCCATCGTTGTCGACCCGTTCTCGATCCCTGCGCACTGGCCGCAGATCGCGGGCATCGACTTCGGTTGGGATCACCCGACGGCCGCCGCTCGCTTGGCGTGGGATCGTGACAACGATGTTGTGTACCTGACAGCAACCTACCGGCAGTCCGAGCAGGTTCCGCTGATCCATGCCACCGCCCTGAAGCCGTGGGGAGCGTGGGTTCCATGGGCCTGGCCGCATGACGGACTTCAGCACGACAAAGGATCCGGCGAGCCGCTGAAGCAGCAGTACGTCAAGCACGGCCTGAACATGCTCAAGGACAAGGCCACCAACCCGCCGAAGAAGGGCGAGAAGGAAGGCACAGGTGGCAACAGCGTCGAGGCTCCGGTGCAGGAGATGCTGGAGCGCATGCTGTCCGGGCGCTGGAAGGTGTTCCGTAACTGCGGCGACTGGCTCGAAGAGCGGCGCCTGTATCACCGTGACGACGGAAAGATCGTCAAGGAATCCGACGACACGATCAGCGCCAGTCGGTACGCCTACATGATGCTGCGCCACGCGAAAGTGCGGCCGATCGACAAAGAAGAACCCGTCGAGACATTCATTCCGCTCGATCCGGAAATGGCTTACTGAGCCAGCAGGAGAACAACCCAATGAGTCAATCGACAGTCATTGCTGGCAGCACCGGCGTGATCGGTGACAGCCCGAAACCAGTCGCCGTGGACAGTTCCGGTCGCCTGATCGTCGTCAGCCCGGGCGGCACGAGCGCGGAGCAGATCCAGGGCGCAGTAGCGGACGGGGGCGCGATTGGCGCGATTAAGCCGGTTCCCGTTGGCGGCGTCGACGGTTCCGGCAACGCCCAAACCTTCAGCACCGACACCAGCGGCAACCAGTACACCCGCGCAGCCCTGCAATCCACCAGCGCGCTGACGTCAGCGGCGATCACATTCTCGTCGAGCGGCGACAACACGGTCGTCAGCGCCGGGGCAGGGCAGGTCACGACGCGAGTACATCGGCTGTTTATCGTGGTCGCGGGCGCAACGTCGATCACGATCAAGAACGGCGCAGGAGCGAGCCTTACGGGCGCGATGCCGCTGAGCGCTGGCGGCTCGATCGTCCTGGACTTCAACCAAGAGCCCTGGTTCAAAACCAGTGCCGCGACGGCCTTCATCATCAACTCGTCCGCTGCCGTGCAGGTTTCCGGCATGGTTGACTACGTGAAGGACTGACCATGAGCGGCATTTACGGTGGAAGCGGATCTCAAATCCTCCTGCACAGCGCCGTTCCGATCGGCATCGCGCCATCCGGCACGATGGCGAACAACGGCGCCGTCACTCTGGGCACCGCGCTGGACATCACCTACAGCGGTGGCCTCTACCTGTATCTGCCCGCGAGCGCGATCTCCGCTGGGAGCGCGGCGGGGTTCTACTACTGCGTGATGTCATCCACGACCGTGGGGACCGTCTACAACAACACCTACACGAGCGGTCAACCCACGATTCCCGCCAGCCCAACGGCTTTCGCCACGACTGGCCCTGGGGCCTACACCGGCGACACGAGCGCGCGGGACACATTCAACATGACGGTTCCCGGGAACCTTCTGGGCAGCAATGGCGGCCTGCGCATCACCTTCGGCGGCAATAACAACAACTCCGCCGGCAACAAGAACTACACGGCAAAGTACGGTGGAACGACGTTCTTCCAGAACACGAGCACGACGAACACCAGTTTCAACGCGCAGTTCTCGATCTACAACCGCGGCGTAACGAATGTGCAAACCGCCCCGGCCGGCATCAACAGCGGCCAGAGTTATGGGGCTGGAAGTGCTGCGCCGCAGCCTGGCGCGATCAATACGACCGCAGACCAAACGGTAACGCTGCAGGTGAGCCACGGGACGGCTACCGATTGGGTGATTGCGCAAGCAATTCTGATCGAGTTCCTGCCGTAACAACTGGCAAACCCATCTAGCCCATGCAACAGCACCTCACCCCGCTGGAGAGTCAGTCGGGTGGTGAAGCCGCGTCCGAAAGCAAAGAGGCGCAGTCGCTTCGCATGGCGATCCTTGAGGCCTTCTCGCTGACGATCAAGTCCAAGCGCAGCGAGGCGATCGAGGCGCGTCGATCCAGCGGCATCGAAGAGATTTGGACGGAGGACGAGGAGCACTACGAGGGCATCGACAACGCCAATCGCGCGACGACCCGCATGCTCAAGGGAACGTCGATGTCCGACGGTCTGCGGGAAGAGCGAAAGAACGCCTCGACCCGCTCGACCGTCTTCCTGAAGCTGACCCGGCCGTATGTCGATGGTGCCGCAGCCCGCGTGTCCGACATGCTGCTGCCGACCGATGACCGAAACTTCGCGGTGCGGCACACGCCGAGCCCCGAACTGACGGCGATGCTGGAGAACAAGAGCCCGGACCCGCGGGCACAACCAGCAGCCCCGGGCGCACAGCCGCCGCAGCAGCCCAACGGCTTCATGGCGCGTATCGGCGCGATGTTCGGTGCGGGTCAGGGTGTTCCGCCTGCGGTCCCGGCGATGCAGCCAAAGACGGTGGCCGATGTTGCCAAGGAAACGATCGACAAGGCCAAGAAGTCAGCCGACCGCGCACAGCAGACCATCGACGACTGGCTGACCGAATGCCGCTACCACGCCGAAGTGCGCAAGGTCATCGAGGGCGCGGCCAAGGTCGGCACCGGCATCCTCAAGGGGCCGATCCCGCGCAACGTGAAGCTGCGCGCCGCCAAGCAGACCGACACCGGCTGGCTGGTGGAGATGGTCGAACAGATCAAGCCGCAGTCGAAGTTCATTTCGCACTGGAACTTCTTTCCGATGCCGGATTGCGGCACCGACATTCAGAAAGGTTCCGGGGTCTTCGAGTGCGACGAGATCACCGCGCGCTCACTGCTCGAACTCAAGCGCGACCCCGGCTACATCGCGTCGGCGATCGATGAGTGCATCGCCGAGGGCCCGATCAGCGCCACCGACGGAACGAAGAAGCTCAAGCCCGGCGACAGGACCCAGGACAAGGACCTGTTCCAGATCTGGTACTTCCACGGCAACGTCAGCCGCGCGGACATGGAGGCGGCGGGTTGCTCCTGCGATGAGGGCAAGGACTTCTACCCGGCGATGGTGACGATGGTCAATGACCGCGTCGTCAAGGTCAACCTGTCGATGCTGGACTCCGGCGAGTACCCATACGACGTGATGGTCTGGCAGGCCCGCATCGACCATTGGGCCGGTGTCGGGGTCGCGCGCCAGATGCGCGAATGCCAGAAGGGCGCCAACGCCGCGGTGCGCAACCTGATGGACAACGCCGGCCTGTCGGCGGGTCCGCAGATCATCATCGACCGCAACAAGCTGATTCCTGCCAACGGTAAATACGAGCTGACCCCGCGCAAGGTCTGGTACACCAAGCAGAACTCCGAGATGGAGGATGCCCGAAAGGCGTTCCTGATCCTGTCGATCGAGACACGCCAGGCCGAGCTGCTGAACATCATCCAGTTCTGGAGCCAGAAGGCCGAAGAAGTCACCGGCCTGCCGATGCTGCTGCAAGGACAGTTCGGCTCCGCGGCGAATACCGACAAGGTCGGCATCGCCCAAATCATGAACAACAACGGCAGCACGGTCCTGCGCCGGATTGCCCGCACCTTTGACGATCGAGTCACGGAGCCGCACATCGGGCGCTACTACGAGTGGCTCCTGCTGTACGGCCCCGACGACGCGAAAGGCGATTTCACCATCGACGC